ACGGTTGGGTTGTGAAGGTTTAGCTGACATGCTTTACAAGTATGTGAATGGTGTTTACATTCCCGACATGTGGGGTCCAGGTGAAGCTGACCGTTTATGGTGCTTTAGAGTCGAAGTGCGTGAAACACAATCAAACATGGCTTATCGAGAAGGTCACAGAGCGGATGGTGAGGACTTGTTTGCATGATACCAGTACCAAAAATGAGAAATCATATCGAGAAGCGAGCCGAACAGGAACGTGCGTTTCCGGTGGCGACTACTGATTCTAAAATTTTAGAAGCCTTGGGTATACTACAAGAAGAATGTGCCGAGGTCATACAAGAGGTCAGCAAGATACGCAGGTTTGGCTTGGATGAATTAAGCCACCACACTGGTGAGAGTCATAGAAGCACACTGGAAATGGAAGTTGGTGATGTACTATGCTTGGTTGACTACTTGATAGAAAAACAAATTATTGATCCCACCCAACTGGGTTTGGCCAAACGCAACAAACAATCAAAATTAAAGAAATGGAGCAGACTATATGAGTAAGATTAAAGTAGCGGAATTATTTTATAGCATACAAGGTGAAGGCCGCTATATGGGGGTACCCAGTGTATTCTTGCGTACATTTGGATGTAACTTTAAATGTGCTGGCTTTGGTATGCCCAAGAACACTTACAGTAACGAAGCAGATGAAATTGCCGAAGTGGTTCATATGTATACCAAATACGAACAACTGCCACTTGTGAGTACAGGATGTGACAGTTATGCCAGTTGGCATCACAGTTTCAAAGATCTAAGCCCAATGCTGACCAGTGATGCCATTGTTGATCGAATACTTGAACTATTGCCCAACAAACAATGGGAAGACGAACACTTGGTCATCACTGGTGGTGAACCGTTATTGGGATGGCAACGTGCATACGAAGATTTGCTCGAGCATCCCAAAATGCAAAACTTGCGTGAAATTACATTTGAAACAAATGGCACTCAAGCCTTAACCGAAGATTTTAAAAATTACTTGAATGACAAATGGTACGGCGGAGATACCGTTCCGGCCAACAGAGAAATTACATTCTCTGTGAGTGTAAAACTCAGCAACAGTGGTGAAAAGCGTGAAGATGCTATCAAGCCCGATGTTGTTAGTGAATATCAAAACTGGGGCATGACCTACTTGAAGTTTGTTGTGGCCACTCCCGAGGATGTTGAAGAGGCAGTACATACTTCCAATGTGTTTAGACAAGGCGGCTTTGATGGGCCAATTTATCTAATGCCAGTGGGCGGTGTAGAAAGTGTTTACAACTTGAACAATCGCAAGGTAGCAGAACTGGCCATGATGTATGGTTTGCGTTATAGCGACAGACTACAAATTCCATTGTTTAAAAACGCCTGGGGCACTTGATGTTCTACGATGATGCGTTGTTGGGGCATTTTTATTGGAAAGCCGATTGGAAGGAACAATTTGCTTGGTGGCCGCAACGATGTACAAAATCTGGCCGACGTATTTGGCTCGAGCAGGCGTATCGGGGTACAGCAGTATATACTGGACCTGGAGAACCTGTGTACGAGCACCATTGGCATACCAAGGAAGAACATTTATTATGGCTACTGACCCAGCCTGTTAAATAAAATAAAGGACAAATATGGCAACAAGAAAACCCCGAGCAGAACCCGAAGTTAAAAAGCCTGCGGCCAAACGGGCCCCTGCTAAAAAGACTACAAAGAAAATTGACTTTACCGGAATGACCCCACGCGAAATTGCCGATGCCAAAGGCGAGCCCTGGGTCAGTGTAGTACAAGTGGAACTCGATCCCGACAATATTGGCAATGGTGCATTTGAGCTAGATTGGAACGACAAGTTCATTACCAATTTGGCACGTTCGGGTTACAAAGGCAAAACCGATGCAGACATGGTAGACCAGTGGTTTGCGGATGTGTGTAGGAATGTACTTGCCGAAAACTACGAACAGTGGGAAGCCAATCAACCCTATGATTCAAGGCCACGTGTGATTGATCGTAAAGATCTAGGTGACGGGCGTACCGAGGTAAGTTAATTGCTGACAACAAAAATTGAACCATTGACTGCAAATGGATTTAGACTGTCCAATGTATTTCCCTTGGATATGTTGGACTATGTTAGTAAGCAATGCGATACCTTTACTAACGGACATTTTAGAATCAATGGCAACGGTCGTAGGGAGTATTCGACTTTTAACATAGATCAAACTCCCGAAATAAAAAAACATTTATACAATTTAATTTTTCAAATTACAAATAAACCGTTTAAACACAGTTCAACCGAATTGTGGAGAGACTATCCTGGCTATACCAATGATATTCATGTTGATGCCGACAATCTTGAAAATGTAATGATCATTTATCTAGGTGATGGCGATTGCGATATGGGCACACGATGGTTTGAAAGTGCATCTGAGTATCATGTGCCTTATACTAACAATACTGGTATTGTTTTGTTAAACAGTAACAAAATTCTACATGGCATGATTGGCAAAGTGCAGGGTGTAGATTACAGAAAATCTATCTATTTAAATTGGAAGACACTATAATGGAAGGGATAAAAGCACCACGTATTTTAAAGTTTTATCAGCTGATGAAAATGTCTGCTAAAAGTGGATTGTATTTTTCAACAGTTGGTGGATCTAGTTCATTGGTTGGTCCAGGTATATTCCAAACCTTGCACGAAGCCGAAAATCAACGTACATTGGAAATACTCAAAGACTTAGATGGTACTATAAACTCGTATCATATATTTGAACTAGAATTTCCCAATCCAGCATATCGCGAATGATAGTTTATGTAAACGGCGACAGTCACAGTGCCGGTGCTGAAATTGCAAATCCCCATTGCTTTGCTCAAGACGATCCGTTGTATTGGGGACTGGGTCGCCGGCCACATCCCGATAATTTAAAATTAAGTTACGGATGTTTGGTTGCAAATGAATTGAATGCTGTACTTGAATGCGATGCTGAAAGTGCCAGTAGTAACGATCGTATCATGCGAACAACTTGGCCAAAAATACAAAGTGTGCAAGATAGTTATCAAGTAAAACCCAATCTTGTTATCATTGGTTGGAGTACTTGGGAACGAGAAGAATGGGTGGACCGTGATGGCAAATATTATCAAGTGACTGCTGGTGGTACTGATTCGGTGCCGGCCGACATGTCGCAACGTTATCGAGAATGGGTTGTGGCCCAAGACGAAGCCACTCGCGAGCAAAAAATGTTGTATTGGCACAATCGTATTTGGCAGTTGCATACTGCATTACAAGACAAGAATATTCCGCATATATTTTTTAATACCTACAGTGATTTTAGCGGCATTCGACTGAACCATCTCAAAACCGGCACAACTAATCCTGGAGAATACAATTGGGGGTTAAACTACGTTGATCCGTATGATCGAAATTTAAACTACTACAATTGGTGTGTACAAAAGGGATTTGCCCCGGTTCGTGCCAATTCTTACCACTTTGGTGCCGATGCTCATCGTGCTTGGGCCGAGTTTTTGATGCAATATTATGTTCAAATGCTCTTGACAGGTAATGAATAATATGCTATTATTATGATATGAAATACTTAATCGTTGATACTGCTAATACATTCTTTCGTGCACGTCACTCGGCCGCTCGCCAAGCAGATACTTGGGATAGGTTGGGCTTTGCTGCTCACGTCACGCTCAACTCTATTGCCAAAGCATTCCGCGAGCAAAAAGCCGATCATGTGGTGATCTGCTTAGAAGGACGTAGTTGGCGCAAGGATTACTATGCCCCGTACAAAGCCAATCGTGCCGTTGCCCGTGCCGCACTCACCGAAAGCGAACAAGAAGAAGATAGACTATTTTGGGAAACTTTTGACGAAATCAAAACGTTCTTCTACGAAAAGAGCAATTGTACTGTTCTCCGGCACGAACACTTGGAAGCAGATGACTTGGTGGCAGGATGGATACAAGCACACCCTGCAGATTCGCACGTGATTGTTTCAAGCGACACAGACTTTTATCAGTTACTGGCACCCAATGTTGTGCAGTACAATGGTATCAGTGACGAGTTACATACACTACAAGGTATTTTAGACAAGAAGGGCAAGTTGGTCATTGACAAGAAAACCAAAGAGCCCAAACGGATTCCCGACCCCAAATGGATCTTGTTTGAGAAGTGTATGCGTGGTGATGCCACAGACAATGTGTTTTCGGCTTATCCAGGTGTGCGTACCAAAGGCACTAAGAACCGAGTGGGCCTACAAGAAGCGTTTGAAGATAGAAACAGCCGAGGATTTGCGTGGAACAATCTCATGCTCCAACGTTGGACCGACCATAACGGGGTCGAACACAAGGTATTGGATGACTATCATCGCAATGTTACTATTGTGGACTTGAGTGCACAACCCGATGATGTTAAAATAAAGATTGCCGAAACTATTGCCGCAAATAGTGTGCCCAAGGCGATTCCGCAAATTGGTACCAAGTTCTTAAAGTTTTGTGGCAAGTATGATTTGAAACGCATCAGCGACAACATACAAGGCTATGTGGACTTTTTATCGGCCCCTTATCCGGAGAAGACATGATTACATTAAAACAATGGCTAGAGCTAGCCAATTATCGAATCACAGAAGGTGAACGTTATTTGTGGGACTGCTACGGCCCAGATACATGTATGTTATCCAGCTGGAATGGCATACATGGACGAGGTGGATACAGCACCGAGATTGTATTTGATACAAAAACACAAACAGTATATGAAGTTGCGGCGCATGACTTTACCAACGATCGTGCTTATCGAATAATCAATCCCCGGTATGCGGATGCACACGCCCAAGAAGCTGCTACACGCAGTGTCGACATGAACACAGCATGGGACGGAGTTGACTACACAGACCTAGACGTTGAAGAAGACTTTACAGAAAAAGCCACTGCCATTGTTAATGGTCAAGATTACGACACACGAGTCATGATACAACTAGATCTCGACAGTGAATTAGAAATGGCGATTTATCGTCGTGCACATCAACTAGATATGACTGTGAACGATTACATACAAATGGCACTAGTGGAATTGATCAAGTCCAAGACACCTACATTATTGGAGACAGTGGATGCTTAATGGACTAACAGGAAATCAATACATTAATACCTCGGGAGGTGCAAGTGGAGGTGGTCCATACTTCAACGCCGATACTCCAGTGCCTGCCCCAGCTAAAGGTGCAATGAGATTTAATAACGCTCGCATTGAAGTATGGGACGGAAACTATTGGGCCCAAATGCATGGAGAATATGGATCAGTAAGTTTAACTCCCGACGCAGTTGAAGCAATTAATTGGGTACGTGCAAAGATTGAAATGGAAAAGAAAATAGAACAACTAGTCAAAGAAAGCCCGACCGTTGCCGACGCCGTGGCCACTGTCGCTGAAAGCCTAGAACGATTGCAAGTTGTTGTAGCACTAGCAAACAAGGAAACAAAATGATTAAATGGTTATGTAACAAAATAGTACGATGGGGTTCAGAGTACGGCAGATGTGATGAAGAAGTATATGCCGTTACCTCCGGTACACCCACTAGACGCAAAGGCCATCGTGCAGGCACAGCTATAGGCGGTGAGGTCACCGACATTCCAAGAACATTTAGATTTGATGTCAGTGTGGGCCGTGGTGGTGTTGTGCTAATTACAAGACGCTATGACGCCAAAAAGGACGAGACTATCGAGATACTAAATGTCATACATGATGACCAAGACATTGCTGCTCAGGTTGGCCAAATTGTAGCAATGGAAATGATCAAGTCATGATTAATCAAAAGATAAACGGTGGTAATCTTAAACGAGAATTAGAACAATACGCACGAGCACAATCGATGCTGGAAACAAAACCTCGTAGTTGGAGATTGCGATTTTTTAACTGGCTCACACAGGGTAGAATAATATTAGAGGAAGAAAACAAAGTGGCAACAAACGCATATCAATCAGTATACGGGCAATTGCAAACCGTAACCTTAGGCAATCCCAGTAGTAACATGAACTTACCAGGTATTACTTTTAAAATAACCAGTGCTAATGGCGGTACGATTATAAGTGTAAACGAAAGTGCGTCATCATATACTATTACGGCCAACGGCAGTTCGGAAGAACTGTACATCATACCCGACGGTGTAGAAGATTTTGACCGAGAACTAGGAAAGATAATTACTATGTATAGGATGAAACAAAAATAATATGGAAGCAATAGCCAAACCAGTAGTCAAAAACAAGTTCTGGATCGTAGAACACGCCGGACACAAAATTGCCACTATCCAAGCCGTAGACGAGGATGGAGGATTTGTATATGTACACGATGACCAACGTGAACACTTTGCCAGTATCAAAATGATCAGCAAAAAATACAATATCGAGTTTGTCAAGGCCGATAAACCCAAACGTGTAGTGGAAAATGATGTGTATGGTTTCCCGGTAAATTCCAATGCCTACAATCAAGTGCTAGATGTGCAACGGTATCTTCCGCTCTATACCAAGCAAAACAAAAGCAAGAGTTTTTATTGTGCCGGATACTATTTGATCAAGTTGGGCAACAACTGGCATCAAAGTCTGTGTCCCAAGTTGATTACTCTAAATAGATACGAATACTTTGGTCCGTTCAAGACTCGAGAGGCCGCTGCCGATACCAAACGAGAACTAAAATGAGCGACAATTTACCATTATCGTTACGAATGTTTAACGATCGAGTGCGAGTCATGACTCAGAGCAATGCCAAGATTCTTACCTTGAATGCCAACGAAGCACACAGTTTGCACACTGAAATTTATTCGTTGCTGACATTGATTGCAGAATTATCAAAAAACAACAACGCTGAACCACTTAGTGGACAAATCAGTATGGATGGCGGTGGATTCAAGTAAAACTACGCATATTACGGTGATAAATAAACTGTAGTTCAAGGAAAAACGATGTCAAGACCCAAACCATCCGTATTGTTAGATTATGTTAACAAGACAACTTATAAAAGCGACCAAGTGTTGGCCAGCGAAGGTATCTGGGCTGTGTTCTATGACGACCAACCTATCAATCTAAAAACTTTTAATACCCTTGTACACTACCCCGGACCCAAGTACAAAAAGGTATCTTTCTCTAACAGTGGCCATGCAATTAACTTGTGCAAGAAGTTAAATACTTTATTCAAGACAGATAAATTTACTGTAGTCTTGTTAAAGCAAGGTGACACAATCTACAAACAATAATCGAGAACAATGGTTAAGAAAATTACTGGTTGATTTTCATAGCCCCAACACAACTCCTCACATATGGTGGTATAACCCCATCAATCCCGCTAGTCTAAGATTGACTAGAAATGGCTATAATTGGATTAAAAAATATACAACCATTCCCACATATCGAGTGGACATACAAGATCGTATATTGCCCAAACAATTATTACAGTTGGAGCGATTGCTCGCCTCTCCTTACATGCTATTGCGTTACGATAGAATCGAACTACTTGACGAAACCACCGCAGTCATGCTACAATTACATGCAGGCGATTTAAACACGTATCTACAAAACCTAGAGGACACGCAATGATAGTAATGGCACCGATAAGCGTAGGAGAATTGATTGACAAAATCACAATCTTACAAATCAAACAGGCACGTATTCAGGACGAGACAAAACAACAAAATATTGAAACTGAATTAAACGAGTTATCAACAATATTTGTAAAACTAGGTATTCCTGATGTTGTTGTGTTAACCGAACAACTTAAAACAGTAAACGAAGAACTATGGGACATAGAAAACTATAAACGTGCCTGTGAGCAAGATCAAAGTTTTGGTGATGGATTTGTCAATGCTGCACGGCAAGTTTATCTTAAAAATGATTTACGTGCTCGAATTAAACGTGAAATTAATACAGTATGCGGTAGTGCTATTATAGAGGAAAAGAGTTACAAATGAGCTATTTAGATGTAATCAAAACCAAATACGACATCAAAGACTACAAAGAGTCAAAGGTCACTATACCCAAGCTACCCACCGAAGGCATTGTGTTAATTGTGGGCACTAGTGGCAGTGGCAAGAGCACAATACTACGAAGTTTAGGCGAGTTAAAACAACCCTACATGGATGACGAAGCCTATGTGATCGATAACTTTAGCACACCCGAACGTGGTGAAGAACTGTTGCTAAGTTGTGGATTAAGAACCATACCTGCTTGGTTTCGCCCGCCCGTTACACTCAGCAATGGTGAACGGCATAGGTTTGAAATGGCAGTGAGTTTAGATCAAGGTATCAATACCATTGATGAATTTACCAGTGTGGTAGATCGGGACACTGCAAAGAGTTTAGCGTATAGTGTTCGCAAGTATTACGACAAACAAAATGACGGTAAGCCGTTATACATTGCCAGTTGCCACAGAGACATTGTAGAATGGCTAGACCCCGACTACGTATATGACACAGATATCTGTGTCTTAGAAAACCGGAGGTCACTTCATCGACTGGGGGGACGACCACCAATTACTCTCACCATCCGCAGCGCAAGTAACACGTATTGGCGGCATTTCGGTAAGTATCACTATTTAGACACTGCCTTGGCCAAGGGTGCACATTGTTATGTAGGCCTAATAGACAACAAGCCTGTGGTGTTTGGTGCAGTGATACATAGCACCAGCGGAACACTACACAGTTATTGGCGTGGTCATAGAACTGTAGTGCTACCCGAGTTTCAAGGCCTGGGCATTGGGTCAGCGTTCTCGGATGCAGTGGCCGAAATATACCACAGTAGGGGATTGTTGTATTACAGCAAGACTGCTCATCCGGCATTTGGTGAGCATAGGAATCGTAGCCCATTATGGCAAGCCACAAGCACCAATGGCAAGAGTCGTGCTGGCAGTTATTTAAACAAAGACGGATCCAAACGGGCCATGCCTGGCTATGGTGGAACTACTGTGGAACGTGATGCGGCTCGTGTGTGCTATTCACACAAATACATTGGAAAAAGTTAGGCACTAGCAAGTTCTTGTTCACCTTGCGGGGTCAAAAACCAAAATCCATCGCCAGGAGTTACAATCAATCCCGCACTTTCCAAACTGTCATAAACACGTTGTTGACTATCTGTAACGCCACGTATGTCTTGTTGGAAGTCTAGTTTATGACTATTAGCAACATCAATTGCTTTCAACAACAATAGTTTGCCATATCCTTGTCCTAGAAAGCGGCCGTCGACTTCTGCTTCATTATTGACATCATCGGTATCAGAATCTCGAACAAAATTAAAATGACCTATGCGTTTGCCCTGAGCCGATAAGGTGATTTGAAAACTACTTGCGAAATTGTCAGGTGTATGTACTGCGAATTGTAGTCCCGATGATTCTGTAAGGATTTCTGTTATTCGCATTATGTGTACACCAAACTGTCTATTCTTTTGTAGCGAATGTTAAATGCGTTCATTAGTAATTCTACTTCGCGCAAACATTGATCTCGTGCCCCGCCAACTATATAAGCACCACTAAAACGTTTTAATTGTGCAATACTGGTCCAATTAACACTAATAGGATCATCTTCCATTTCCTGCATAGCACCCATGATCAAACTCTGTTGTGGAGTGCGTCTGTTAGATGCAGGAAATTGTAATTCTCTACTGTCACTTTTCTTTTGTTGATATAGTTCACGTATAGTGGCAATAATCGTTGCAGGTTCTATCCCGTGATCCATCCAACTACGCAAGTAGCCATAACCTTTGTCCGCTATTTGAACTCTGCGCCAATTCTCCGGAGCAAATCCCGAATCGTCCCAATATTCTTTAATACTTTGTACAGTATCTCCACTGAGTCCTTGATCTTCTGCGTTGACAAACATCAACACCGGACCGGTTTGCTGATTTACAAAATTGATAATTTCTGTGAATACGGAGTTTTCATCACCGTCATTCATGCCTGAATATTCAGGTTGAACATCCACCACTATAACTGGATGTGCTCGGCCTTCTGTAATGATTTCTTGTATACGCATCTTATATTTATGTTGTTTTCCCGCAACAGTCAATTTGTCCAGAAATGGCGATTCCGCTATAATAGAGATATAGTAAGTAATAAGGAGTTAGACAATGACGCAGGCACTTTTTGAAAACACTGTAAAAAATCAAGTTCTAGCATACGACACAGATGCAAAACCCAGCTTCGTTAACGGTACTCTTTTTGTAGAGTTTGTTGCCGATGCTGATTTCACTGTAGAATCAAAAGCACGTCAGGTGCTTGACGAGCTCAAGTGCCTTAATTACCAAGTTCAAATGGCCGGCCCCATCGGCAACGAATACGCATACGATTTTGTTGCGTAATCGCAACACCACGTTTGCTCAGAAAAGACGTTTAAGTTATAATAAGATATAGTGAAAAACAAGGAGTTGGCAATGATTCGAGATTACGGAATGTATACCCCGGAAGGCAATGCTGCGGTTCACGGTATTGTTTTATTAAGTCGTGTACACGAAGAGAGTTGGCTCTGCACTTGGCAAGCCCTAGTAAACCTTGCTCAAGAACCTGGCTTTGAAGAAGCCATGGACACTATGGTTCGTGAGATAGTTTACGACGCCTGCCGATTCACAACAGATTTTTATGTCTAAATTGACACGAAATGACAATCGCAATATAATACATTTTTAACTAGGAGAAAGCAATGGCAGTATCAGAACACCGCACCGTATCCCCGAGCGAAGCACGTAGTCGCGTTTTACGTTGTTTTAAGAATAAACGTCCAGTATTTTTATGGGGCCCTCCCGGCATCGGTAAAAGTGAACTGGTAGCAGACTTGACCGAGGAACTTGGCGGACACATGATCGACTTGCGTCTTGGACAAATGGAGCCTACAGACATTCGTGGTATTCCATTCTTTAACAAGACAAACGAAAAGATGGATTGGGCTCCTCCAATTGATTTGCCCGACGCTGAACTTGCAAGTCAGTATCCCATTGTAGTATTGTTCTTGGACGAGATGAATAGTGCAGCACCTAGCGTACAGGCAGCTGGTTATCAACTTATTCTTAACCGACGCATTGGTAAGTATGTGCTTCCAGACAATGTTGTGATTGTTGCGGCTGGTAACAGAGAATCTGACAAAGGTGTCAGTTACAGAATGCCTAGCCCGTTGGCAAATCGTTTTGTACACATGGAAGTCAAGTGTGACTTTGATAGCTGGTTCCAATGGGCAGTTAATCACAATGTACATCAAGATGTTGTAGGTTATATTGGCTTTGCTAAACAGGCTCTTATGGACTTTGATCCAAAGAGTGCTAGTCGTGCATTCGCTACTCCACGTAGCTGGAGTTTCGTGAGCGACTTCTTGCAAGACGACGATGCTAGTGATGCCGAACTTACAGACTTGATTGCAGGCACTGTTGGTGAAGGTACTGCTATTAGTTTTATGGCACATCGTAAGGTGGCAGGTCAAATGCCCAAGCCCGAAGATGTGTTGAGCGGTAAGGTCAAAGAGCTTAAAGTAAAAGAAGTCAGTGCCATGTACAGTTTGACAATCTCCATGTGCTATGAATTGCAAGATCAGTACAAGAAGTTGGGCAAAGAAAAACTTGCCGACTGGCATGCACAGGCCGACAACTTCCTGGGCTTTATGATGGCAAACTTCTCAACAGAGTTGGTGGTTATGGGTGCACGAGTTGCGTTGACAACTTACAACTTGCCCATGGTACCAGGCAAGATGAAGAACTTTGATGAGTTTCACAAGCGTTTTGGCAAGTACATTATTGCTGCTAGCGGTAAGTAAACAAAGGGGCTTCGGCCCTTTTTTTAATATGCGATATTTAATTTTATTGTCATTGCTAACTGGTTGCTCGGCGCCCTTGATGTTGGGTGCTGGCATGGCCAGTACCGCTACTGTGGCCACAACAGGAAGCAGTCCCACAGACATTGCATTGAGTCGTGCTCGTGACCAAGATTGTCAAACCATACGATTTCTAAAAGGTGAGTCGGTATGTCGAGATATTCCACAGGACAATACTG